TTAAACAGCTAACACCAGCCATTCTTTACCCCGGTCATCATTATATTTATCGGTCATTGCTTGATTTTTATGTCCGAGCAACGTTTTAGTATCCACTCCTTGTTCTCGATATAACCTTTCTGCCAAGGATCGCTGTTCATGAAATGTAGGTGGGGTGCCGTCTTTCCATTGCAATCCGCTTTTGTCTCTGGCCGCCGAAAATCCGGTAGTGATTGCATTGCTAGATACTTGGCCGCCTCGTTTAGCCATTGATGTTGTATGGTGATAATGAAGCATGTACGGACTAACGATCATATTTCGACACCGTGCTATAACATCTTGCAGCGTATAACCGACAGACTCACATTTTAGGGTTATGGGTATGGCTATTCTGGTGCCTGTTTTTTCCTGCACGATATGAAGGTGATTATCCCAAACATCGCTAAATTTCATATCAGCGATATCCCCGAGGCGCTGACCAGTAACCAAAGCAAGAAGCATTGCGTTTTGGATATATCCTTGCATATTGGCAGCGGCATTGAATATTGATTCCCATTCATCAAAATTCAAGCGGATACGAGTAACCTTGTTTGTTGGTTGCTTGGTGGCCAGAGCTGGGTTGTAGCCTGGCGGAACCTCTCCGGAGTGCTGAGCTTCTTTATACACATCGATCAGTACCATTCGAACAACCTGCGCCATCCGTTTTTGTCCTTTATCTTTGTACTCTTCTATTACGGAGGCTATATCGCGAGCGCCGACATCAGGAAGGGTTAGCATTCCACAATGACGCCTGAATGCTTCGACTGGCGCATTTTTTTGCTTGAGCGTGTTGAGTTTTATTTCTTCACTGTCGTAACGTTCTTGCTGTATAGCCAGGTAACGATCTAACCAAGTGTTAACTGTTATCGCTTTACCTATCTTGAGACTGATCTCATCCCTTGCCTTAAGCAATTGGCCCATTTGTTGGTTGGCAAAACGGCTATTAGCCTCAATAGCGATAGCTTTTGCCGCAGACTCATCATCACCTAACCCATGAAATTTACGGGTGATAGGGTGCTTGTAACGCCAGTACACCTTTTTTGTTCTGGCGTCTGTGTAGCACGATAGACCTGGTACATTTATATTGTACTTACGAGGTCTGGCCATCTTCCATTATCCTCTTCAAGCGTGGATCATCGTCTTTCTTCACTACTGGCTTGACTGTTATTCCGACAAATCGGGCACTCTTGTCAACCCGCCAGCACCTGCCAGCCTTAAAGGGCGGCGGTGATATCATGCCATGTTGTGCATATTTTAGTAACGTTGGATAGCTGGGGATCGGCTCATCAAACTCCTCGGCGGCCCATACTTCCAAGGTCTGAGTTCTAGCCATAATTAGCCGCCTTGCTTATCTGTATCACATTGGCACCTCTTCCATCTCTGATTTTCGGATGCCGTAAATGTCAGTGGCCTTTTCAAGTTGGTCGTGGTGAGCTGCAAGAACACGCTGGGTGTATTTGAAGAACTTTTCCAACTCTTCTACTGATTTTGCGTTGCTGGCAGCGTTGGTGAAGTCAGCAAGCAGGGCGTCAGGTGAGCGCTCATCTACTTTTGTCGTCTCCAACTCACCCTCGATTGGTTCCGCTTTCTTGGTGTTGATCATCTTGTTCAGGTCGGCATTTGTGCGTGGCGTTACATCTCGCTCAGGCTTTGGCTTTCCGTCCAATTCATCAGTGGAATAAACGCCGAGAATAACCTCGGGGCAGTACAGGCGTGACCAGCGCTTAACTGCTAGATAGGCAAGTTGTTGCTTTGGGTCGCTGGCCCATAGCGTGGAATTTCGCACTTGGGCCTGAGAAAGTAATAAAGTCAGAACGCGCGGTTCATCTTCACCTTTCATCGTGGCCCAAACCCTGATTCCAAGCCCTTTCTCGTCTTCCAACGTCCAGGCTGGCGCTATATATTTTCCGCCGTTTTTTGATGCTTTCTCTGCAAATTTGCCGATCACGTTTTCCCACGGGCCAAACCAGTCATAATGAATCCGGTCTTTGGTGGGAGCCATTGCATAAATCACTGCGTTAACGAGCTGCGCCTCATAACCCAGGGTGCCGCTAACAACGTGAGTCTTTTGAGCAACTACGAATGGATTCATATCCCACTGAACAGCTTGCATTGCCACTGCCATGCAGTCCGCTTTATTCCCGGCCAGGTGAGACGGGATAGTTGATCGCCCACTTGCCATGAGTGTGGCGAAATTCTGAATTGCCATCAGGTTTTGAGGGCTGAAAATCGCTACGTTTGCATTTGTAATGGCGGGTTCATTGCTGAGTTCGATGTTGGCGATGTCAGTCATTGTTCTTTTTCCTTGCCCATGCCGGGCGGTAAATGGTTTCGACACCGCCCCATTCGTTGCTGAGTCGGCATTCGTGATATGTTTGCAGGTTCTTTCTGTACAGGTCATGCCCAGCGGCCACATCGTCAGCATCGAGCTGAAATACGCGTGTTGGGTAGCAGCCCAGCTAAATACTCAGCGCTCAACAGTAAAGAAATACGCAAATGACTCGAAGGGAGAGCGCCACGCCATTGTTAATGGTCGGCTGATGGTTGGGACAACTGGCAGGAAGAGGTCGGTATGAATGTAGCTCAGTTAAAACTAACCAAAGAACAGCATGATTGGGTCAATGGATGGCTTGAACTGTGGGGCGCATGGGTTTACTCAGGGAGATTAGAGAAACGCATGAGCAGCGTTATAGCTCAGTACATGGCGACAGTAGAACCGCAGGGAAGCCCATCAAGGCCGATGTGCAATGACGATGACCACGGCAATATTCCGCTTGCGTCTTGGCAGGTGGGTTATGCGCGTCGCAGCATTGTACGTTTTGAACAGGGTTTTTCGGTCGGCGCTCTTGAAGAAGCCCGCACAGCTAAAGCGAGCCTTGCGACAGCAGCGGAAAAACGCAGTAGCGCGGCACAGTCGTTAGATGTCTCGCGTAATCGGGTATCTATCTGATGACCGCGCACCTGGTCTGGTCGGATTATCTGATCCGCCAGGGGCAAACCACCGCCGGTATGGTGACCGGTGCGACCGTCAGTAAAGTCTCGGTGAGCATTACGCCGCCGCCGTCAGGCAGTGCGTGGCAGTTCTGGCTGTCAACCAGTCCGTATGGTTTGCAATTGTGGGCGTTCCTCAATATCAAATCAGCGGGCGGGGCATATGTCGGCGGCTTACCTGAGCGCACCGCTTTTCGTAAAGTGGGCGGGGTGTTCTGGTAATGGCCGGGCAGTGGCGCGGTAGCGGCGGCAGCAAAATAGCGCGTATTCGTCGTGAAATTGCCGAACTCAATAGTATGCAAACGCGTGTTGGATGGATGGAATCAGCGCGGTACGCGGACGGGAAGCCGGTTGCCGGGATCGCTGTGGTACAGGAATACGGCACCGAAGATTTAACCATCCCGCCGCGATCATTTATGCGAACCACACAAGATGAGAAAAAAATCGAGTGGGACAGCAATATGAAAAAAGGTTTCACAGCTGTCATTAAAGGGACTCGCACTAGCGCACAGGTAATGGAAGCTCTCGGCTTAATGGCGGCGGGTGACGTTCGCAAAAAAATTACACAGATATTCACCCCGCCACTGGCCATTAGCACGATAAAAGCCCGTGCGCGAAAGGCGGGACCGAGCGCACGCGCGATATCTATCAAGCCGTTAAATGACTCAGGGCTGATGCTAGCGACGCTCACACACGTAGTTACCGGGGGGGGTGAATAATGATACCGGGTATCAATTTGTTAAACGTCGCGCTGGGCGTTATTGGCTCACAGCCGGTAGTCTATTTTCGCGACAGTGGCCAGCGCGAAACCTTGGCGAACGGCAACTTAAAAACGGTGTTCGAAGAAGGTAAATCTATCCTATCCGGCAGCGTGCAGGCAGTGCCGAAAGAGAAGGTGATCCGTCAGGGGCTGGAGGAGTCATTTGATTACGTTGAGTGGTTTGTTTCGCTGTCAGTGATTGGCGATGAGCGGGATTACAGCGGTGACGAAATCAAGTGGAACGGTAAACGCTGGAAGGTCGGCAGCGTTGAAGACTGGTCTGCTCAGGATGGCTGGTGTGTTGCTGTCTGTCAGGAGGTGAAAATAAAACGTGTTAGATAATCCGCTCATTATACTCATCCGAACAAGTTTACTTGCGGGGTTAAAAAGTCGGGGTTATGAAGATGTCAACGTGTGGCAAAGTTACCAGCCGACTCAGCAGGGAACATCGTCAGAAAAAACACTCTATATTCACAAAATAACCAACGGCAATCACGGATTTGCTGGTAATCAAGAAATCTACGACGAACAAAACGAGGTCATCAAAAGAATAACCACTGAGATTTTAACGCCGACGTATCAAATTAGTTCTACGGTTGTTTATGATGAAAATGAACCCTTTGCCATGACGGCGGGTGACCTCGTTTATTTAGCTTTCAGTGTGATGCAATCAACAGAGTTTCAAAATTTATTACTCGCACAAGACGTGAATATATTCCGGGCGGGTAGCATAAAAAACATTACAGTGCCGAGCGACAAGGCAGGTCATGAAGACCGGCCAACATTTGATATACAAATCACACATAAAAATATTTATACAACTGAAGTGCCGGTTGTTAAGTCCGTTCATCATCGAACAAGCAGGATTTAAAGAGGTTATAGAATGTCTATTGATCTGAGTAAGTATGTCGATATCATTTCTGGCGTGGGCGGGGGTAATTCTGTTCGTGCGCGTGAATTAATTCTACGGATTTTTTCACGTAATAATTTAATTTCGCCCGATTCCATTTTAGAGTTTAACAACGCGAATAGTGTATTAAGTTATTTCGGCGTTGAATCAGAAGAGTACAAACGAGCGGTTAAATACTTCAGTTATATTTCGCCGTCGATTGTGCAGCCTTCAAAAATATCATTTGCGCGTGATCAACGTGAAATTAGTGATTCATTATTTTTGGGTAAGTCTGGCGCGTATAAACTAGATAATATTTTGCCGCTGTCAGGAACTATTAGCGGAAATCTCGACGGTGTGAAGTTTACTACGCTAGAAATGACATTTGAAAATGACGAATCACTGAATAGCGTAGCGCGAACCATTCAGGGTGAAATTAGTGCGGCAGGTATTGAATACGCGCCAGCCATGTCACAGACATCAGCGACTTACAATGCCACGGCTGCACGTTTTGAGTTGACAATAATTGGTGAAAACGCAGATGTTCCAGTCTCAGCAAAATTGACTATCGACCCTGGCGAAATTGCTGACGCGCTCGGCCTCAGCGGCGGCACAGCAATAATGGGCATACCTGTTGCGTTGCAATCTGTAGAGAGCGTTGCAGCGGCTGACGATATCAGCAACAACTACGGCGCATTTTTGTTTATGAGTGACGATAACTTAGAAACAAGCATTGAACTTGCAGAAGCGAACGCGGCGAAAAACGTCATGTTTATGTATCTGCTTGGCTGTACAGCAGCAAGTGCAAGCGCGTATTACGACGCGTTGAAATCAATTGCCAGTGTCGGCTTAACGCTTATTGCCACTGAAAATACTGATTTCGATGATCAGATCCCCGGAACCCTGATGGCGGCGACAAATTATGACGGTCGTAATAGTGTCATTAACTATATGTACCGCCAGATCCCCGGCGTGACACCCAAAGTCACTACAACGTTATTATCCGATACGTACGATAAATTACGCATTAATTACTACGGACGCACACAGACCGCAGGCCAAAAGATTGATTTTTATCAGCGTGGAATACTGATGGGCGGCGCAACAGCCCCGGTTGATATGAATGTTCACGCTAACGAACAATGGCTTAAAGATGTGTGTGCGGCGGCGCTGTTATCGCTTCAGTTGTCGTTGGGTCGTATCCCTGCAAATATTTCCGGGCAAGCGCAAATCCTTACTGCCCTGCAAGAATCAATTAATGCGGCGCTGAATAATGGCGTGATCAGCGTGGGTAAAACCTTCGACATTATTCAAAAGCTGTATATCACTCAACTGGCGGGCGACGATGGCGCATGGCAGCAAGTACAGAATATTGGCTACTGGATTGATGCCGTCATGCGCAGTACGACTACAGAAGATGGCCGGATTGAATGGCAGTGTGTCTACACGCTGATTTATAGCAAAGATGATGCCGTTCGTCGCATCGTCGGCACCCACGCACTGATTTAAGGACAGATAGAATGGATATTTCAGGTTTTGGCACAATTGTTAATATTCGTGCTTCAAAAACGTTCCCCGCAGGTTTTAACGTTACGCAATTTGCAGATGATGCTGACCCGCTTGATTCGCCGTCTCAACAACTCGCGGATGTAGGTATGGGGCTAAACGGCGATATGGTGTCTTGGAGCGTGGCTCAAGTGCTGCAAGTCACATTAAACATCACCCCCAACAGCGACGATGATCGTAACTTAGCGATACTGGCTGAGGCGAACAGAATAGCAAAGGGTAAGCGCAGCGTTAATGATGAAATTACCATGTCGATTTCATACCCAAGCGGGGAAAGTCGGACGTTATCTGGGGGGGTTATCACGGATGCCATGATCGGTAATAGCGTGAGCAGCGCGGGCCGGTTGAAATCAAAGCCGTATATTTTTAAATTTGAGAACCAGGTGATCGCATAATGTTAGAGCCTATTGAAAAAGAAATCCCCCTGCCCGAGGGTGGCACAAAGACCTTCATTCTGAGTAAGTTCCCGGCCATCGCCGGTCGTGAAATCGTCACACAATACCCGACAACTGGCGCGCCTAAAATCGGCGACTACAAGACTAACGAAGCGTTGATGTTAAAGCTGATGGCTTACGTTGCTGTGCCGATCGAGGGGGGCGGTCAGATATTGTCACTACGCAATATCAAGCGTTAACGCCAAGAAAAGTAAAAGACTCAAAGGATACAAGCACCGTAAATCGCGGGGAACAAAAGCCGCAGAAATCAGATAGAACCCTTTTGGATGTAGCGGCGCATGCTGTCGGAGGTTATTTTGGAAAATAGCATGATTCAGTTAATTGGTTTGGAATCAGTAGCGAACCAATCATTAACGATCCGACTTGAAAACTCACGTTATGAAATAGTATTGAATACGTTGAATGATGATTTGCTAAGTATATCTATTTTCCGCAATGGCCTAAGTTTGATTAAAGGCATAAGAGCCATGCCTTATACCTTATTTTTACCTAAACATTTACAGCTCAATTATGGCAATTTTTATTTTGATACACCGGATGATGAATATCCTCATTACGAAAGATTTATAGATAACCATCGTTTTTATTATATTCCGGCTACTGAGGTGTAAATCATGGAGCTAGACCCGCGCATAATCTCGTTATCAATAGAAATCGATGGCAAGTTACACGTTTACACCGATCTCTATATATCAGCATCCGGGCAAAAAACAGCGGGTTCGCTGCAAAATGAATGCACGATAAAAATTGCCAACCTGAAACAGTCAGATCGTAACTTTCTTATCACTGAAACGTCACCGCTTAACCGCCCGCGCAGGCGTAAGAAAATCATTCTGTTCGCCGGACGTAAAAGCTACGGCACGTTTAAGGTGTTCGAAGGGGACATTATCGGATGCACCCCCAGCCAGCCGCCCGACATCATGCTCACCCTCAAGGCGCGTACCGGGGCTTTCTTTATGACCGACATGCTCAGTTCAAGTTATGCCGCCACGGTGCCACTCAGCAAGATAGCCGCTGATACCGCACAAAGCATGGATTTAACCCTCGATTTTCAGGCATCGGATAAGAATATCAGCAATTACAATTTCACCGGGGCCAGGCTGAAACAGGTTGATAAGCTGGGTAGCGCAGGCAGCTATAACGCTTACATCGATGATGACCGATTGATTATAAAAAACAGAGATGTTCCGCTACTCAATGAGACAGTCACGCTCAATAAAAATACTGGAATGATTGGCGTTCCCGAGGTCACAGAAGAAGGCGTTAAAGTGAAATACCTGCTTGATCCGTCGAGCCGTCCGGGGGCCAGTTTGACTATCGACAGTGATTTAAACCCTGCCGCTAATGGCACCTTTGTTATTTACAAACTCAGTTATGACATCAGTAACCGAGACACACCTTTTTATCACACGGCGGAATGTCGGAGATTGGGGCTATGGCAGACACTACTTTAACCGATGTTGACCCGGCGTTAACCGGCTCGCTATCTGGCACGTTGGAATACGTTTTCAAGAAAATGTTGCAGGGCATTGATGGACAACTCCCCGCGCAGGTGATCAGCTACGACCGCGCAACCAATCGCGCCACTGTTCAGCCGCTTATCAGTCGTGTGACGACAGCGGGTGAGGCGGTAGAGCGCGGAACGGTTGCCAGTATGCCTGTACTTGCTCTGGGGGGCGGTGAGTTCAATATCTCATTTCCACTAAAAGCGGGGGATCGGGGCTGGATAGAAGCCAGCGATAGAGATATTTCTCTTTACCTGCAAACCACCCAGCAATCAAAACCCAACACCTTACGCATGCATGAGTTCTCTGACGGGCGCTTTATTCCGGATGTCTTTGCCGATTATGAATTGCCCGCTGGTCACGACGATTCGCTAGTTATTCAGCATAAATCCGGTCAGACGTGGATCGGCGTAAAAGAAAATGAAATCAGTTTAAAGGTCGGTAGCACTGAATTTACATTAACAGAAGGCAGCATAACCCTGACAGCGGGGGGCAACGCGTTTGTTGTCAGTGCCGAGGGCGCTAAACACAATGGCGTTAACGTTGGCGGTAATCATAAGCACAGTGGCGTACAAGGCGGCAATGATAATACGGGAGGCCCACAATGAATATATTAAGCCTGGCATTAAACGATAAACATCGATTGTATTTAGATGCCGCGGGAAATTTAGCGGTTGTTACTAATCTGTCCGCCTGTTTGCAGAACTGCAAAACAGCGATGCTGGCCCAACGAAATGAAATGATATACGCGATGGATGAGGGTATCCCCTATCGCGAAACGTTGTGGGACCAATACCGGCCTGCACAATTTGAAGCCGCCGCGCGTACTGCAATCAAGGCTATTACCGGCGTGAAGCAAATCACGTCTTTTTCAATATCCCGCACAGGCAATGATTTTTACTATAGCGCGACAATAAAAACCGAGTGGGGAACAGGGGCCATAAACAATGAGCGAGCTTTATAATTACATTGAAGACACTGGCATTGTCATACCCGATACCGCAGATATAAAAACAGCAGTAGAAGCAGAATTTAAAGCGGCACTAGGCCAACAGATGTCAACTAACCCCGACTCTCCACAGGGCCGCCTGATCAGCGCCGAGGTCAGCGCCCGTCGAGCGGTTGTCATCAATAATGCAACGTTAGCGAATCAAATAAACCCTAATTTTGCCACCGGTATATTTTTAGATGGCGTCTGTGCGCTATTGGGGATCACGCGTAACAGCTCTGAAAAATCGGTCATACCGAGTGTCACATTGCGCGGTATTCCATTAACCGAGATTCGTGCGGGGTCAAGGGCCAGATCCAGCACTGGTGATATTTTTGTCAGTGCTAACACCGTGCTTTTAAATAGTGCCGGTATTGCGACCGTCGATTTTATCGCAGACGTTGCAGGGGGGGTGAGTTGTGCATCAGGGGCTTTAATCACTGTTATTGATGCTGTGCTCGGATGGGAAACTGTCTTCAATGATTATGCCGCTGTCGTCGGTAGCGGAGAGCAAAGCGATGTAGCGTTACGCTCAGAACGTAAACTGAGGCTGGCTAACCAGGGCATATCGACCGTAGAGGCACAAATCAGTGGTTTATATGGCCTCGCCGGTGTTCATTCATTATCGTTTCTTGAAAATATCAGTCATAACTTTGAAACCATTGATGGTATTTATATGAAACCACACAGCGCGTGGGCCTGTGTGCATGGCGGCGTTGATCAAGATATCGCGCGTAGCCTGTTGCAGAATAAAACCGATGGGGCCGGGTGGAACGGTGCAATATCGGTAACAGTGATAGAACCCAATGCAGATATCCCGTACACCGTCCTGTTTGACCGCCCCGCTGAAATACCGATCACAGTAAAAGTGATCATGCGCAGTGCGCAGGGAACGATGGATCCAAATGTCGTTATTCCTAACGCGTTAATTGCTTACGCGACAGGTAATCTGGATGGCGAACGGGGCTTTGTTACTGGCGTTGATGTCAGCCCGTTCGAACTGTCCGGAGCTATCAGCCTGGTTCACCCCGGCTTTTTTGTGCAGCAAGTTTTGATTTCACGCGGTGGCGAAGCGCTGTCCAGCAATGAAATTACAATAATGAAAAATGAAGTCGCTACATTGTCAGAAGAGAACGTATCCGTTGTTATTAATTTATGATTATGATTTACACGTAAAACAATGTTAAAGTTCCCACACTAATCATGGAGGCATTAGAATGAGAATTAATTTAACATTTCTATATACATTAATCTTAATTAATAGCGGTGTCGTCGCAGCAGCACAATCCTCACCAACGTCAGGATCGCCCTACTCTTCACTGGTGGTTTTGATAGCCTTAATTGCTTTGGTGATTTATGTTTTTAGAAAAATAAAAACAAATAAAAATAAAGATGTTGATTCAAATAAAAAAGGAAAGTTAACAACTGTATTGTTATGGATTCTTTTTGTATTCATGCTTATATTCTCGTTTTCTACCTTCGCAATAGAATCTTATGGCAGAGGCATGATATTCGGGGGTATAGCAGTCGGTCTATTTGTCATTTTAAGAAGAAGTAGTCGAAGAGATAAGGAAGCGCAAGAAAAAAGAGCTAGGCAAGATATCATAACAAAAGAGCAAGTTAATAAAGTTCATGATGGTGAATTACCTACAGCTAACCCAAGAAAAGCCATATTGCGTAATGATGAAATCGCTTACTTTGCAGAGTTTGCGAAACTCAGAGAGAATAAAACAGTAGGATATTCATCAGGAGGTTCGAGCGTCCGCGTTAGGGTTGCAAAAGGCGTTTCAATCGGTAGCGGGGGCGGACGCTCCAGAGCAATGAAAGAAGATATAATAACTTCTGAAGGTGAGTTTGTTATAACAAATAGAAGGGTTATTTTTGCAGGTAACAACAAAAGTTTTGAGACGCCACTTACCAAGCTAACTAACTATGAAAGTTATTTGGACGGAATTAAATTCCACATGGATTCTAAATCGTATCTTCTTTTAATGGATGAATCTAACGCGGCATTAGCAGACGCAATATTAGATAACATTACTTAATAAAATAAATGCAATTACTGGCCCACCTTTTTTGGTGGGTTTTTTTATGGACGCAATATATGTCAAAACAAATACCTGAAATAAATAGCAGCATGGATTTATTACGTAACATCATTTGGCAATATGACGGTAGCGAAGAAATACAAACGTTAATGCAGAAAAAGGAAGAATGGTACAACCAAGCGCATACCGAATTTTGGAATAACTGGTTCACTGATGTTTTTGATTTACGTACCGCGAATGATTTTGGCTTAAGTGTATGGGCTTTAATTCTTGGCGTTAATTTATTTATTCCTGAATGCCCTAATGTGGTTTTAACCACTGAACAAAAACGCCTGGTATGCAGACTGCGTTATTATCAATTAATTACGCGTTGCACCATTCCCGAAGTTAACGGGATCATGATGGATATGTTCGCGACTGACAGCGGCAAAGCTTACGCGCTCGATCCTAACGATATGTCGTCAATCATGTATGTATTCACTGAACAGCCAGCCAGCGCTGTAGCGTTGATACTGACCAAATATGACTTATTACCGCGTCCTGCAACCGTGGGCCTAAAGTTTCGTGTTATTCGCTATATTCCCTTTGGTTTCGGTCAATACTATCAAAACTTTGAACATGCCGGGTTTTGGGATGGCGGCGAACTGATTAATTACGGATGGCGCATTAACTTATTTTTTGACAATGATAGCGGCGTACTGCACGGGCAAATAGCATCATCTGACAGTACGATAGATTTATCGGGTATTGACGTCACGCTGTACTACACAAAATCAACGGGTGAGACATTTACACGTGAAGTCACGACGACTGCTGACGGGTTATTTACGGACCTTGTAAGTCGATCAGGGGCTTACTCTGTCATTGCAAAGACACAGATATTTACGCCAACTTGCACAGTAGATAATGTTGAATCAAGAAGCTACGCGTTCACGTACTTAATCCGCGGTGCTGATGTGATGCTTAAGATTTACAACCCTGAAGCGCCGTTATTTAAATTAAACGACATCGGGGAGGTAATCACGATTGATTACGGCGATGGTGTAGACAGTGATGATTATCGTGTTGATAGCCAGGGATTGGTTTATGCAACTCGCGCGTTGACCGCGGGGGTTACGTATAGAATAACCATAAAGCGTAGTAATAGCTGTGTGTTTTATCATTCATCATTGGCGTTTGAAAATAAAGTAATAGAAGTCATTAGCGTGTCTGGCAGCAGGCAGAGTATGGCTAACTCATTTACAGCTTGCACTGAGTTACAAGTAATACAGGCTGGGGCATTCGATTATTTGCCAAATGTCACTACGTTTAGTTTTGCGTTTAATGATTGCTTATCGCTGCAATTGATACCTGGTAATTTATTTAAATATTGTACGCGCGTTGTTAACTTTAGTTATGTATTCTTATCTTGTGGGAGTTTGCAATATATACCCACAGGATTGTTTGACTACAACCCATTAGTGACAACATTTCAGTTTGCATTTAGATTCTGTACGTCTCTTAAAGAAATTCCGGCAGGTTTGTTTGATAACAATACGTTCGTTACATCATTTAAAATCGCGTTCGGAAATTGCTCAAAAATATTAAGTGCGCCAACTGGGTTATTCGATAATGCACCGAATGCGACAATTTTTGAAAACGTATTTGTGGATTGTTTGCTTATGACTTCTGACATCAATGATATCTTCCCGCTTGCTGAATATAACGCAATTAAAGATTTGTGGTGGGCGTTTAACAATTGCCGGTTATTACGCGGCAGTGCGCTTACGTTTATAGATAAAGTGCCGAATGTAACAATCAAGACAAAGACATTTACGAATGCGTCTAGTTTGTCGGATTACAATCAAATACCCGCAGCTTGGAGGTAATAAATGGTATCGCTGGCAGTGATAAAAGAAAGGATAGATTACCAACAGACTGATGAGAATTTTATAAATTATCTCAAAATATTAAATATGAATGGTGTGATTGTTTTTAGCGAAAATGACATATCAAAAAAGAGGGGGAAACTTTTCGCATCAAAGTATTTATATAATCAAATAATTTCAGTGTACGGCAATGAAACTCCGGAAAAGGAAATAAAAATTGGATAACAGATTTTTTAAAGTGCCGTTCGCGTCAAACGGTGACACGCAAACAATTCAAGACGAAACAGATAACGAGGGGTTTGTTAGTTTTAATGAGGGCTGGGGCGGGGACTACGAGCGTGACTTGAGGACAGACACCCGCGCCAAGCCGGTTGGCCGTAAAGAAATGAATTACGTATTAAATGCGATAACACGAAATATTCGGCAGTATCAAACTACGGGCTTTCCTGAGTTTATTACAGCGGCAGATAATAACGGGGCGGCGTTCGCGTACGGTGCCGGCGTTGTTGTCATGTACAACAACGCTCTCTATCTGTCACTTGTATCGAACAATGTAAGCGTTCCCGGATCTGATGAAAGTACATGGCAGGTGTATATTCAGCGCGAAGCAACGGAAGGGGAAACCCTCGCGGGGGTGAGTGCGATTAGTGCGATCACGCCGCGACGATTAAAATTAAAAACGGATATCATCGAAAATAGTATTACTGATATTAGCAGTTCATTAAGCCGTGTCGGTAATCTGCAAGTTGCACAAGTCTATTTAGAGTCGTCTGGAGTTGTCACTTTAACTGTTCCGACTGACTGTGTGCAAATATTGCTCATTGGTCGCTACGTTACTGACGGCGTAGAAAGCCGGGATCGCTGGGATAGTACTATCTATGCGAATGGAGAGCTTGTTGATACGACGTCATTTTATGGTTTTGTCACGGGCGGCAGTGGCCACGGACACCACCGGCGGGAATTTCTACCTTTTAGTAAATTAATTGATATGCAAGTACTGGCAGGAGACCCAATTAATTTTCAATACACAAGCAATCGCAACAGTAATACAACATTCACAGTTTTCTACATTCAGGGCGTGAGTACTGAAGAGCCTGATCAGCCATCAACTATCATCATTTCGCCGCTTAACAGCGTAATCAATGCAGGGACTAGCCAGCAACTGATCGCGATGGTCCTGCCATCAAGTGCCGCAGCTGAATACCCTGTCACGTGGCAAGTATCCGACCCGGCGCTGGGAACTATTGACAGCAACGGCAGGTATTCCGCAAATGTTGGCGCTAGCGGCACACAAAGCGTTATAGCTAGCGTTTCCACGGGACTGGCGTCCACAGCAATAATAACGCAACACATTTTTCTTACTGGGATCGAGTTCGGTGATGTTCCAGCAAATTTAGTCGCTGGGAATACTTACACAGTACCGGTTACTTATACCCCCGCGAATTACACAGAGGCGATACTCACATCATCATCAGACTCAACGAGTGCGACATTATCAGCACTCGGAACGCTATCAATCAGTAACGCCGGTTCGACAACGTTATCATTGTCAGGCGCAAATTCTGGCATTACAAAATCAATAACGATTGTTGCTGTAGATGAAGAAACGCCGGATGTGTTTCTTAAAATTGAAAATAACTTATCTGATGTGTCGAGCATATCCGAGGCCCGAGAAAATATTGGCCTGGGCGAACTGGCAACCAAGGATTCGTTAACCGCCGGCGATGTAGGAGCTGTTCATATTGCTGATGTAGCGATAGTTGCAGAGTTGGATTTAAACAGCATGACGGGGCCGGGGGAGTACTTTCAAAACATATCGAGCAACGCTCTACTGAGTTTAAATTATCCGATCAACGTTGCAGGGGCGTTAAAAGTCTATGGAACGGGGGTAGACGCTATTGGGTGCCGACAAGTGTACATGCCCTATAACTCAACTTCTGAGTACAGGCGCTACGCGTACGGGGATCCGCTATTGTTCTCTGCATGGATTGAGAAATAAAAAACCGGGCTGATTGGCCCGGTCTATTCATGTGTAGCGAGTGGTTTTCGCGTCAACCGGTTTTACATTATGGCGCTGTTCTGTCAACTGAGGGGGATCGGGGTGGTACCCAATCGGTAGGTAATTAGAATGAATTCGCAGATCTTTACGGTATTATCAATTAGTTACAGTGGTTGTCAGTCGGTACCCGTGTGGGGATCGGAAACCCCAAAGCCAGCGACAAAATATTCCTGAAATTATTCCACGTCAGATTACAGGCACAAAAAAGCCCACAAGGGACGCGGTGGGCCAAGTAATCAATTTTGGGTGGAGCAACTTTCTGGTGTCAGCTTGAGTATGGTTGAGATCCCCCATATAGCAATGCTGATTCATTTTAATGTTTTAAGGTTGGAACCAATCATCAGCACTTTCCCACGTATCCTTCAAAATCTCTTCGACTGTATCCTTATCCTCACTAGCCCCACCAAGAACGGTTAACCCATCAGCACCCGCAAACCTCACTTTCACGTCAAGATCGCTAAATTTACGGCTAAGGCGATTTTTTAGCTCTTCCGTCAGTGCATTGGTGTAGCCAACCGGAAAACTCTTCGCGTTCAGCTTATCTATAGTCACTTCGACACGCAGCATAAATCCCCCTCAATTAAATATCGATAACCAGCCACTGATCTGCTTCATCAAACATTTCCTCAACCAGCCGATTGAGAATAGCCTTATCACCTTTACTGGCGTCGGTAGTGATGCCGTTCGCTTGCATTGGTTTAACCTTGACCTCAGCTTTAGGGAATACTCGATGAACACGCTTAGTTAGTTCCGCCAGGATCAGATCATTGGCACCCGGTATCTCTTTCACATTTCGCTTATCGTAAACCAGTTCAACTTTCATGATTTTATACACCCTTGTGACTGTTTGCATATACAGTATTAAATTATGCCGCCATTGGAAAGCCCTCTGCAAAACTATTTTTCTTTACTTGATAATCAATAGGTTACAAACATCATTTTTATCTGTTTTTGACGAATAAAAAAGCCAGCAACTATTTATAAATCATATGGTTGCTGGCTTTTGATATGTCTACTGCTGCGTCACATGGGCTGGTTTGAAGCCGCTGACTTAATCATTAAAGGCACTGAAGGCGCAATTCAAGCCAAGACCGTGACTTATGATTTCGAACGTCTGATGGAAGGCGCTAAGTTGTTGAAGTGTAGTGAGTTTGGCGACGCCATTATTAAGCACATGTAATTCTGACGTATCTATAAACTTCACGAGGGCTTATGCTTTCGTGAAGTTTATACTATTTATGGCGTGCTTCCCCGTATAACGTAGCCCCGTTCTTGCCACTCTGCTCCGCAGTGATCAGTCCTTAGCATGCATCCATGAGCGCTATTTATCGCTGTTTACTGAAAAGAGGCACACAGTTATTAGGCATTGAGTCACGGATGGATCCCCGTTCTAGTAGTGGGCAGGGTAACCGATGTATTGCCCGCGATTCACGTCCTCTTATTAAATGGAGGGCAGCTTGACGACCAATATCATAATAGGGGAGTTGTACTGTGGTCAGTGGTGGTAGATACAATTCACCAATACCAACCATATCGCCATAGCCGATCACCGCAACCTGTTGTGGAATTACCACACCTTTGGCCAGTAAAACCTGATAGGCCAAAAATGCGATACGGTCATCGCCGCAAATTAACACATCAAAATTAGGTTTTCCCTTAGGGCAATGGCGTTCCAATAGCGGAATGACATCCTGATAATGTTCATCTCCCCACGCTATATGGCACTGATTGAGTTGCTCTGTTGGTAATGCAGATTCCTGCCAGGCTTTTTCTACCCCTGCCCGCCGGGCCTTGCCTGCCAAGGTACACTCCGGCAGATAAAGACACAAAGGCCGCTGATATCCGCGTTGCAGCAGCAACTTCATGGCTTGATATTGACCATCAAAATCATCGGGAATGTAGCTAGGAATTGAATGGCTTTCACTGACGCAATTAGCGAGAACAATGTTTTTATCCCGAAATCGCTCGGGAATGGTGACCTGACGTAGCCCCAT